AAATTCTTTGAGTTTTTCTTCGGGCTTGCGTAGGGTCTTGCTTACACTTTTATCTGTATCAAATCCCTCAATGCTGGTGCCCTTGATTGAAAGCTGCTTGTATGCGGCTGCAACATACTTGCCCAACTTACGAGTTTTGGTATTGTATACCCACAAGACCTGTGCTCCAATAATGTCTGCAGGATTGATAGACACAATTTTGAGTGCTGGGAAGTCTTTTGCATACTTGAGTTTAGCCACAAGTTTTTCTTTGCTAGGAGCTTTTTTGACTCGAGCTTTTTTGGTAGCTTTCTTGACACCACGATACTGTTCGACTGCTGCCAACAGATCAGTGAGCCAAGCAATGCGTTTCTTGAGGTCAGCTGCCTTAAGATAGCTATAGCCCTCAGTGACCTGAGCATCTTTTTTACTCTGTGCCAGTTCTAACTCTGCTTTGCGTTTTGCAAACAGTGCTTCATACTTGCTGAGTTGACTTTGGATCACATTGTTTGCTGTGAACCATTCGTAGAACTTGACTGTGCCCATTTCGTCATACTTGCCCTCAAGTTCGCCGATGAGTTCTGAGGTCTTCTCATTCATACGGTCTTGAATTGTGGGGGCTTTGTATGCCTGTTCGGGAGTCTTGATGGCTTCTACTGCTTCGGGTTCTGCTGTAGCCATTGAAGTTTGGATGCTCTGAACCAAAAACTCTGTGTGTCGTTGATTCAGTGGCATACCCTGACGATGCGCCATAATCAGGCTACAGGCAGTCATACTCAGTGAACGATCACTAGCACGAATAAATGCCTTGATTTCTGTTTTGTCAAAAGTCTTGCTGTTTTGCATCCACTCTACAACATACTTCTTACAGTCTTTTTGACTGTAATGATAGTTGTAATAGTTCATACTTTTACGCAGTTTGCTATCAAACTTATCCTGAGGCCAGTCTTTGGCATCTTCTGACCATTCTGGTTCGGGACCAGTGTATTTTTCATCTGCAAATGCAATGCGCTTCTCACGAGGCGCTTTAGTTTTGATTTTGATGCCAGCTACTGTTGCCATTTTATACTCCAAATTCTCGTTTAACACGACCAATACGATTTTTCTTGTTCCAATCGTACTCGACCCCATCAGGGCACAGACCATCTTTGATACTGTCTACCCCAAACATACCACATACTTCAAAGTCTGTGCCCTTGATGGTCACAAACTCATCAACAAGTTTTGCTGCCTCCATTGCTGAGGACAAGTCTGCGAACTTGCCACGAACAAATCCTGTTTTATCTATTACTTCGTACATTCTTGTAAAATTCCATTTAGTTTTAGCGCAAGCAGACCTTCTTTGCTTGCTGCCTCAATTTCCCAAGGAGACTCGTGATACTTAGCGTTTTTGTAGGCAGTGCCTTTCCAATAACGAATAACACGACCCCGTTTAAGTTCTGAGCTGTATTGACCACGAACAAACTGTTTAACGTGAACCATTTCGTGGCACACAGTTCTAATCATTGTATCAAAGTTTAGCTGACTGTCAATAACGATAGTATAATCTTTTTTATCGTTGATCCAAGCCATACCACGAGAATCCACATTTTTGACCAACCCACGCTGTGTGCTGAGGGTCAGAGAAAACTTGTTGTCACGGATCTTGAGTTCTTGTGCAAGCCACTGAACACAGGCTTCGAGTAGGGCTTTTTTGCCTGAGTTTCGAGTGATAATTTTAAGATCCATGATGCTGTTGTCTGTTTAGATGTGTCTATTATACAACCAAAAAATGTCTGTGTCAACCGTAGAGTAGCGTGGCAAAAGTGATCCACTGCTCAAATTCTGTAATACTTTTGTTTAACTTTTGCTCAAGCTCTGTGTACTTAACTGTGATTCTGTGCAATCTGCGACATTCTACGCTTTCTTTGTCCATTTCTACATAGACATTTTTACAGTTTGTGTAAAGTTTGAACAAATCAGACTTGGCACGGATATCTTTTGTGCTGGTCACAATGGCTAAAAGTCTGGTAAGTTTTGCAGAATATTGATTCATGGCTAGATTATACAACCAATATATTTACGAGTCAACCTAAGAATAAATACTGCATACGAGGAATACACTGTGGCAAGACTGAGTTTATGGCAAGACGGGCGACACACCAACGATTACAAGTTTTTTGATCGCCGCATTAGTGAAATGTTCACTGTGGGCGGGACTGGCATTTTGTGCCACAAGTATTTGGGCCCGATCACACAGGGTGTTCAGGTCACCACAACAAGCCCAGTCACAACTATTACCAATGTGTTAGCAGTCAGTGACACAGCAAATATCAATTTGGGCGATACCATCACTTGCACCAATGTGCCCGCAACCGCCAGTGTTGTCGCAAAAGATGCTTCGACCATCACTCTCAGCGCTAATGTCACAGCAAACATCGCCAGTGGCACTACTGTGGGCATCAGTGAATACGCAACCAAGCCCAGCTATACTAACCAAAGTGAACAAAACATTCAGGACTTGCTGTGGCTAGAGAACAGAGATAGAAAATACGATACCTCAGTCTACAAGATGCGCGGTATCTATCAGCGTCAGGATCAAGACTTTGACTTGTCACAGTTTGGTCTGTTCTTGGCAACTGGCACAATCTTCATGGTCTTTCATTTGCGTGACATGGTAGACCTAATTGGTCGTAAGTTGATGAACGGCGATGTGCTAGAGCTACAACACTTGACAGACTATGACGCACTGAATCAGGATGTGCCTGCTGCACTAAAACGCTACTATGTAGTTGGGGACAGCAGTTTTGCGTCAGAAGGGTTTACGCCTACATGGTGGCCACACTTGTGGCGTGTCAAGTTGAATCCCTTAGTAGACAGCCAAGAGTACAAAGACATTCTCAACAACATCACAGTGGGCAGTAGCAATACCCCAATTGGACAAATTCTCAGTACTCTTGATCAAAATCTTGCTGTGAACGATGCCACTATCCGTGAGGGTGAAGCCAACGTTCCACTTAGTGGTTACGACACAAGTTCATTGTATGTTGAACCTGAGACTATTGCAGAACAACCAGAGAAGACCGCAGATGATGGCACAGATACCGCAGACGATGTACGAGATACCGCTGATGAAGGCCTACAAACTGCTGCCGATATTCCATATGCTTACCTAAGCGGTACTGCTACTGCTCCTAACGGTATTGCAATGGGTATGGGCATACAGTTCCCTGCAAATCCTCTGAGTGGTGAATACTTCTTGCGCACAGACTACTTGCCAAATCGTGTGTTTAGATTTGATGGCAAGCGTTGGCTCGCAATCAATGACGTACAACGTACAAGTCTTACACAGGGTCAAAACAATCAAACACTGCTTGGCACATTTGTCAATGCAAGTGGTACGTTTACTAATGCCGATGGTAATACTGTAAATGTTAAACAAAGTCTGAGCACAGCACTAACACCGAAAGCAGATAATTAATGACAGCTCCTTCAAATTATTTCTATGACGGACAGATTCGTCGTTATATCAGTCAGTTTATGCGTGTGATAAGTGACTTCTATGTTGCCTTTGGGGCAGATAGAAACGGTAACATCACATATCAGCGTGTGCCAGTTATCTATGGTGATCAAAGCAGACAGGCAGCAACCATTCTGCGTAACAATAGCGAGAACACTGTTAACTCTGTACCAGCAATGGCTGTGTATATCAGTGCTTTAACCTACGATCAAACTCGTATGCAAGACCCAACATACACACAGAGTATGCAGCTTCGTCAACGTAGTTTTGATCCAGTGACTGGAACTTATGGCACAACAGAGGGCCAGAACTACAGCGTAGAACGTATGATGCCAGCTCCTTGGAAGCTCACAGTCAAGCTAGACATTTGGACTAGCAATACTGAGCAAAAGCTACAGATACAAGAACAGTTGGCTACATTGTTTAATCCATCGCTTGAATTACAAAGCTCAGACAACTACATTGACTGGGCTAGTCTGACTGTGGTAAATCTTACAGACAGCAACTGGGATAGCAGAACAGTGCCCACAGGCGGTGACGACCCTATCAGCGTCTATACTATGACATTTGATATGCCAATCTGGATCAGCACCAGCGTCAAGGTCAAGAAGATGGGTGTTATTCAACAGGTCATTACCAATTTCCAAGATATTGATACAATGGAAAGTTTGGCACAGACTATTGTGACTGTAAACAACTATGGTGTATTGTTTACCAACAATGGCACAAACTACTATTTGAAACTACTACAGCCCACAGATATCAAAAACTACAGTCAGTATGGACTAGATGCTGTTGTGGGCAGTCAGCACAGTTGGTCAGAGTTATTGGGTGAGTACGGCAAGTATACCCCAGACTCAAGCGAAATTCGCCTGACACAACCAAATGGCAGTGAGATAATTGGTACTATCGCCATCAATCCAACAGATGATTCAATACTGATTTTTAATCCGTTTGCAGATACGCTGCCAGCAAATACATTGAATGCTATAAATGCCATCATTGATCCACAGACAGTGGGTCCGGGCAGTGGTCTAACTACACCCAGTACTGGCACACGCTACTTGTTAATCAACAGCATTGGTAGTTATGATAATGGTTCAAATGGTCCTGTTGCTTGGCAAGGTACTGGTGGACAGAATCTGATTGCAAATGCCAATGACATTATTCAATACAATGGCACATATTGGCAAGTTGTGTTTGACAGCGAGAACACAAATGATTTACAATACGTTACTAACCTAACTACAGGTATTCAATACAAATGGCAAGAGCAACGATGGACAAAGAGCTACGACGGAGTGTACGATCAGGGCGAGTGGATGCTGGTCCTCTGATTGGTGCGGGTGCTCTAATCTATTGTAGAACTACTCACAGATATCTTTTCTTGTTACGCAATGGCACGCACAGTGGCTCTTGGGGTCTTGTGGGTGGCAAAATCGAACGCAGTGAAAGTATTGTAAAAGGACTAATGCGTGAAATCACCGAAGAGTTGGGTGGATTTATCAAAGACGCAAAACTCATACCCATAGAAAAATTTACCAGCGATACTAACAAGTTTGAGTATCACACTTACGTAATCAAAGTAGACGAAGAATTTGTGCCCGAGTTGAATAAAGAGCACCGAGGATATTGCTGGGTGCCATTAGATGATTATCCCAAGCCATTGCATCCCGGAGTTTGGCGAACATTCAAGTTCAGTAGCGTAGTAGACAAACTACGCACAATCGAACAATTACCCTAAATCGCTTTCAATAACAAACTGTCTGAAATCAATCTGACGCAAGTTCAATTGATACTTCCAGCTTTCTGGCATATAGTAAGAAGTTGTTGGACTTACTCTGACAAACTCAACATCATCGTACATCTTCATAACGTTCAGCATTGTTTGTTCGAAGTATTTTTCAGTAGTGTCACTGATCTGATCGGGATAGCCACGTGTGCCAGCATAGACATTCATTTGATAATCTGTGTGTCCGCTGTGTAGGTCGTGTCCCATCAAATAGACTGTTTTGTGTCCGTCAAAGCAGGCCAAATAAGTAGCAATAGCTCCCATATTCCAGTTTGGGTTTTGAGGTACAAGATAAAACTTACCAGGATAACTTAGAACCATTTGTGCTGTACCATAGATGATAGTCTGATCGCAATAGCCACCATTGACTAGTTCTGCGGCTACTTCGTCGTTAGCTACAACAAAGTCTGGAATAAAGTCTCTGACAATAGCGTTACAGCCATAGGTCTGTACTCTGCTAGAAGCCAACAAACCACCCTTGTGATTTTTCAATAGTGTGAAAAGATTTGGGTTTAATTCTATGCGACTTACCCCATTGCCCAGCACAACTGCTCTGCCGCTGATTTGTTTGTTTTCAACAGCACTGGGCACTGTTTCAATGTTCTTGACCCACTCGCCGCCAGTATAAGTCATCTCACGGATGATATCTTCACCAGTATAACTACTGCGGTATAACTTCTTAATCTTTTGCATTTTGTTATCCTATAGTGTATTTATTGAGCTACGTCACCGACGGGTGGGGGAGTAAAGTTGCCAGTGTAACGTGCATATTTGGTAATGCGTACATCGTCTAGATAACCGTTGAATGACACATTGTTTGAAGATCCCAGTGTCAGTGGAAGCGTAGCCACTGCTTGCGGGGTACCGCTGATTGTGCCAGTAGCCGATGATACTCCATTGATATAGATGGTTAATGCACCGGCATTATTTACAAACGCCAAATGATACCACTGACCAGTGGACAATGCAGTACTTGTGGTCAAGTTCTGTGCGGCACCGTTGTAGTAGTACCAACGAACTGTACCACCAGCGATTGGACCAAATCCCCAGTAGGTACTGGTACCCGTTGCACCCAAGCAGCCCAACACAGTAGATTCATTGTTG